TGAAATCGTAGAAACTAAATAGATATTAAGGGGCGGAGTATTTACTTCGCCCCTTTTTTTATATATATTCAAAACACTATACAATTATTAAAGATCATAGACGCGTATAGTCGACGGCCTAGAGACTGTGATCATTAAACTAGGAGGATATAATTATGGCAAATACTACGTTCAATGGACCAGTGCGATCGGAAAACGGTTTTATTGGTGCAACAAAAAATGCAACTACAGGTGTATTTACAAATAATTTTGAAATAAATTCATCAGGTGAATATGTAGGTACAAAACTTCAAGGTCAAGACGTTGTAGCAACTGCAACAGTTAATGCAACTGCTGGAACAAATGAAGTTACTTATGCACAGCCAGCAAGATCAATCATTACAAGTATTCAACTTGTATGTACATCTGCGCCAACTGTTGCTTCAGGTGATATTGGTTTTAAAGTTGGAACTGCTACTGGTGGCGCACAATTAGTTGCTGCTGATACAGATGGACTTTTAGATGGAGGCACAACAATTGCTGAAGGAGCTCATTACACATTTACTCTTTTAGATACTACTGTAGGTGCTTCACCAGGTTTATCTCCAAGAGTAAACACTTCAATTAACTCAACAAGGGATATATTCTTGCAGATCACTAATACTACATCTGCGACTACACAAGGATTATTTACTTGGGTTATTGCTTATAAAATATACGGTTAATAGTTAGGAGTAAAACATGGCTGCTAAGTGTGATATACAAGCTACTAGATCTACTGCTGCGGCAGGTACAGATGCAATAATTGCGCCACCTGTAAGATTAAGGGGTATCATTATTGCTTCTAGTGGTGGAGGTGCTGGTGTTTTAGAACTAACAACAACTTCAAATACTGGAGACACTTTGTTTTTAGCAGATGTCCCTACTGGAGATGTAGTTAACTTTAATTTTCCTGAAGATGGAATTTTATTTCCAAAAGGAATTTTTTGTAAAACTAAAACACACGTTGCTGGATATACTTTACTAACAGATAAGTATTCTGGTAAAACGTTGACAACACCGTAATGAATAGAGTTGGCATACAAACCAAAGGTACAGGAAGAGCAGTAATGCTTTCCAAGGGGGGTATGCCACCTCGAAATAAAAAAAATTACAGACCAACTAAATCTGGTGCTGGTATGACAGCAGCGGGGGTCAAAGCATATCGTAGACTTAACCCAGGTTCAAAATTAAAAACTGCAGTTACAGGAAAAGTAAAACCAGGTTCTACTGCAGCTAAACGTAGAAAATCTTATTGTGCTAGGTCATTAGGTCAACTCAAAAGAGCTTCTGCAAAAACAAGAAACGATCCAAACTCAAGAATTAGACAAGCGAGAAGAAGATGGAAGTGTTAAAAAATCTCATTGCAAAGTTATTAGGTTTGGATAAATTTGATTATAGAATAAGACAATTAGAAAGAAAAAATTATTGGAGGGAAAAATATAATCATGGCTTATCTCAACGCAAATCTACCTCCAATATATTGTAAAGTTAGAAAGGAATATCTTTATGACCTTAAAGAACATCATGGAGAAACTGAAGATTGTGTTATCTTCGGGCTCACGTCTATTTCAGGAAGGGCTATCTTATTTAACATTATGTTACCCAATGGTGCGTGCTATTGGAGATTGCCTATCTCAGCGTTTTTCCAAAAATCGTATGATAGAGCCTCTGTGCCGGATATGCAGACGCACGAGCTGGAATTGTGGAACTGTTTCAGTTACTGGCCTAGTGTTACTTGCTTTGATTGGTTGGATGGTGTAAAGGGAAAATTCCTTGGTTTAAACAAAAAATTCTATCATGGTAAATATTTGTTTACTATTGATTGGGCTCACCCAGATGTTAATATCTTAGATGTCGAACATTCTGAAATACCTCAAGAACATAAGTGTGCACATATATTGGAGCTGGATAACGGTAATTTTGCAGCTCAGCCTAATAATCGTTGCCTGTGGCACATTAATAGCTATACTACTGATAACTCTTGGCCTGACTATAAAGTCCAAAATACTTATTGGGATGCGGAGGATAGTGGACATGTTACAGAAGATAGTGATAAAATGTTCTACGATATGGAAAAAATAAATGAGTAAAAAACCTCTCAACATCTCTGAAGAAGCAGCCGTGCAGATGCCTATGAAGACGGTTGCTAGTTTGATCGTCATCGTCGCTCTCGGCACCATGGGCTATTTTCAAATTATAGAACGTCTCAATGTTGCAGACACTCGTATACAGATCATGGAAAAAGATCTCGAAGAGAACACAGAGTTTAGAATTAAGTGGCCACGTGGACAACTAGGTTCATTGCCCGCAGATTCTGAGCAATTTATGATGATTGAAGATCTTTACAAGACCACGGATAAGCTTAACAAACACATAGAATCCATGGCACTAAATAAAGTAAACATAGAATTTTTAAGAAAACAAATGGATAAAGTTTTGTCTGATATTGAAAAATTAAAAGATGCAAATCGAGAAATAAAATACAATGGTAATGGTCAATGATTGAAGCTGTAATAGGATTACTTATGTTTGTAAATGGAGAAATTAAAGAGGCACGTTTGCAACCCTCAATGGCAATTTGTTTACGCGGTAAGCGTGAAGCTGAGAGACAGTACAATGAATCAGTGACTTACAAATGCTGGCGTGGAAAAGCAGAGTTAGAAGATAATATAGATGGAAGTAAAAGTATAAAAAAACTTATTATTGAGTAATGAAGCTTTTAATGATTGTTATTGTATCGGGAGGTTACATGTTAGAATCCATAGATGTACCAGATAACAAAAGTTGTGAACAAGTTTATAATGAACAGGTTGAGATTGTGCCAAATCCAAAGTATACTAATGGTAATGGAGAAAATTGGGTTGTAATTAAATGGGGCGATAAAAAAGTAATAGGGTATATTTGTAATGAATCTTAGTCGTAATTTCACTCTCTCAGAGCTTATTAAATCAGACACTGCAATACGTAGGGGCATCAATAATAATCCTAATGCAGAACAAATAGAAAAATTAAAATTATTGTGTGAAAATATTTTGCAACCGGTACGTGACCATTTTGGCAGAGTTAAGATTACAAGCGGTTTTCGTAGCAGTGAATTGTGTGTGGCCATCGGCAGCTCGGTTAACAGCCAGCATGCACGGGCCGAAGCAGCGGATTTTGAATGTATTGGCACAGACAATGCTGAATTAGCTGATTGGATCCATAAGAACCTTCAGTATGACCAGCTAATCCTTGAGTTCTATACTCCGGGTGAACCTAACAGCGGGTGGATTCATTGTAGCTGGATACCAGATCAACCTAGAGCATCTCGTTTACATGCATTCAAATCAGAGGGTAAAACAAAATATAAACCTATAATAGGAAGTGCAAAGGATATAGTATAATGCCAATAGGAAGATCACAAATGCCTAAACAGGTAGAAGGACAACTAAGAGGAGCTAGGAAAGGTAAAAATGATAAAAGGAGACAGCTCAGAATACGAGTTACTAGAAAAGTGGGCAAAAGGATTATCAAATCTAAATAACTATAAATTAAGTTGTGAGATTGGTGTAAGAGAGGGACTAGGATCTAAGATTATTCTTGATTCGTTACAACCTCATGAGCATTATGGTATAGATCCATACGGTAATTTAAAATATCAACACTATGACGATAGTCCAGCATACACTGCAGATTATACAGATGAAATGAAGGATCGTTTACAAAAAGATCTATCAAGCTATAAAAACTTTGAATTATTTGCAATCACTGATACTGATTTTATGAATATTTATCATCACTATAGCCCATACTGTTTTGTTCATTTCGATGGTCCACACATGACTAGAGATGTTTTGACTGAAGCTGTTTGGTTTGCAAATCGTGCAGGAACAAATTGTAGATTTGTTTTTGATGACTATCCTAAATATAATATGCCTTTAATACAGAGCGCTTTAGAGCCTTTTGGATTTAAGAAACTAGAGGCAGGAAAAAATAAGATATGTCTAGAAAAAAGAAGAAACAATCTATAAAAAATCCAGAAGCATATAACGTCAGGACTAGACGATTTCGTTCAAAAGTGGTACAATCAAAAAAACTTTATAACAGGAGCAACAATGACAAAATTATGTCCGAGAGGTAAGGCTGCGGCGAAGCGAAAATTTAAAGTGTACCCGTCAGCATATGCTAATGCCTACGCTAGTAAAATTTGTGCAGGAAAAATTAAAGATCCATCTGGTGTAAAAAGAAAAGATTTTAAAGGACCTAAACCTGCAGGAAAAGCAAAAGGCGGAATCATAGATACTACAAAATTTACTTATGTCTAAACAAGGAACATGTTGGGATGGATACATGCAAAAGGGCATGAAGAAAAAAGGTGGGAAGCTAGTTCCTAATTGTGTCCCAGCTATGAAGTCAGGTGGTCTGACAAAATGGTTTAATGAAAAATGGGTCGATATTGGCTCAAAAAAGAAAGGCGGAGGTTTTAAAGAATGTGGAAGAAAATCTGCAAGTGGATCAAAAAGAAAATACCCCAAATGCGTGCCTGCTGCAAAAGCCGCCCGTATGACAGAATCGCAAAGGCGTTCTGCTGTTGCAAGAAAGAGAAGTAAAGCTCAGGGTGTGGGGGGTAAACCTACAAATGTAAGCACCTTTGCAAAAAAGAACCAAGGTGGTATAATAGATTCAACAAAGTATAGAATTTTATAGGAGTTACTATGGCAAGAAAAGAAGGGCTTAGACCGATTGGAGATTCAATAAAAAAAATTATTGAAAAAATTCAAAAGGAGAGACGAGAAAGATTAAAAAAAGGTAAACCTATAAGAACTCAACCTAAATTACCTGGTCTTAAAAAAGGAGGAGACGTGCAAAAAATGATGAGTGGAGGTTTTGGAATTTTTTCAAAGAAAAAAGTTAAAGCTGATGAACCTGATAAAAAAGAATCTAATGAGGCAAAGAAAAAGAAAAGATTAGAGGAATTAAAAAAAGAAATTGATGGAATGAAAAAAGGTGGTTTAAAATCACCTAAGCCTGGTACTTATGAATATTATCTTTTAAATAGACCTAAGCATTCTCCTGCACCAATCAAACCACAGAAAATGGAAAAAGGAGGAAGAGTGAAAAAACCTATTAAAGTTAAAAAAATTGCAATCGGTATTGGGAAAGCAAAAGACTATCCCGGTATAAAAAAAATAATTGAAATGAATAAAAAAGGTAAAAAAAGATTTGCTGAAGGTGGTATGGTACCTAAAACACCTAAACAAAAAAAATTCGCAGCATTAGCTGAGCCTAGGGATAAAATTACCTATGCAGATAAAATCGCAGGTGCTACGGGTAAATCTAAAAAAATGAAACAAGGCGGTATGGTCAGAGGTGGCGGTGCAGCTATAAAAGGAAACAACTTTAAAGGAGTGTTTTAATGGATAAAATAAAACCTAAAAAGAAAATGGCTATGGGCAAAATGATGAAAGGCGGTGTAGCTAAGAAAAAAATGATGGGCGGTGGAATGTCCAAGAAAAAAATGATGGGTGGCGGAATGTCTAAAAAACCTATGTACATGAAAGGTGGCGTTGCAGAGGCTGCTCGAAAAATAAAAAATAAAAAATAGGAATATGTTTAAATGGCTACATCAGGAACTACAGCATTCGATTTATCAATTGATGATATCGTAGAAGAAGCGTATGAGAGATGTGGCCTTTCAACAAATTCTGGTTATGATTTAAAAAAGGCAAGACGTGGTTTAAATGTTTTGTTTTCAGAATGGGGAAACAGAGGTGTTCATCTCTGGAAAGTAGAAAAACAAGTTCAAGTATTAACAGCTGGTACAGCGACTTATACTACACCAACTTCAACTAATGATGTGTTAGAAGCATATGTTTCAACAGCTTCTGCGCCTGGTACAAATGTAACTGATGTAACTTTATCAAAAATAGATAGATCCACATACGCTGCTTTACCTAATAAAGGTGCAACAGGTCAACCATCACAATACTATGTTGATAGACAAACAACACCTACTATAACTCTATATTTAACACCTGATGCATCGACTTATACTCATCTTTGTTATTACACTTTGAATAGAATTGAAGATGCGGGAGCATACACAAACAATCCAGATATACCTTTTAGATTCTTACCTTGTATGATTTCAGGATTAGCTTTTTATTTATCTCAAAAGTATTCTCCTGAAAGAACACAATCTTTAAAATTATATTATGAGGATGAATTAAAAAGAGCTTTAGATGAAGATGGTCAAAGAACTTCTGTATTTATATCACCAGCTAACTATTATCCAACGAGGAACTAATGGGAAGATTTGCAAAAGGTAAAAATTCACAAGCTATATCAGATCGTTCAGGTCAAGCATTCCCATATTCTGAAATGGTAAAAGAATGGAACGGATCTATTGTTCATATCTCAGAATTTGAAGCTAAACATCCTCAACTAACACCAAAAGTTTATGGTGCTGACCCACAAGCTTTATTAGATGCAAGACCACAGAAACCTGATTTAACAAAAAGTTTTACTTTGTATATAAATAACAATCCAGATAATTTACCACAATTTAACAGTTTTAGTATGTTACCATCTTCAAGTGATAATATTATAGGAACTTCATTAACAAGTTTTTCTGCAGAAACTGCAATTGGTAATGTAACAGTGAGTATAACGTAATGGCTATAACTTATTCTAATTTTCAAACACAAGTGAGAGCTTACACTGAAGTAGATAGTAATGTTTTAAGTGATACTCTTATTGATCAATTTATAAGAAATACGGAGTTAGATGTTGCAGGTAAAGTAGACTATGATGACATTAGAAAATATGCGACATCATCATTTACAGCGAATAAAAGATATCTGGTAACTCCAGCTGATTTTTTAATTATTCGGTCTTTACAAGTTTTTGCTGATACGACTATTACTTCAGAGAGAACATTTATGGAAAAACGAGACACAAGTTTTATCACAGAATTCAATGGTTCAGGGGCTACAGGACAACCAAAATATTATGCTAATTGGGACGATAATACTATCGTAGTGGCCCCAACTCCTAATATAAATTATGCTACACAGCTTAATTATATCATTGACCCGCCTCATTTTACATCGACGAATACTACCTATCTATCAACTTATCAGGACGCTATGCTCCTTTATGGAGTATTAGTAGAGGCCTATTCATTTCTAAAAGGTCCGATGGATATGTACAATCTATATAAAAACATGTATAATGAGGCAATAAACTCTTTTGTTCTGCAACAAACAGGTAGAAGAAGAAGAGCTGAATATGATGATGGTGTTCCAAGAATAAAAGTGGCATCACCATCACCTTAAAATAGGAGCAAATTATGGCAATAACAACTAATGCAATAGCAAACTCTTTTAAAAAAGAATTGTTAGAAGCAAAACACAACTTTACACAAACATCTGGAGATCAGTTTAAAATTGCACTTTATACAAATTCTGCAACTTTAGGTAAATCTACGACTTCATTCACTACAGACCATCAAGTAAGTAATACTGGTCAATACACAAGTGGTGGAGGAAAATTAGCAAAAGGATCACAACAAACATCAGTAGCATCAAGTGTTGCTATTGTTGACTTTGCTGACAGATCTTTTACAGGAGTTACTTTAACTGCTAGAGGTGCATTAATTTATAACACATCGAATTCTAATACAGCAGTTGCAGTTTTAGATTTTGGAGGGGACAAAACAGCTACAGCTGGAACTTTTACAATTCAGTTTCCTGCATTCACTACAAGTGCTGCTATACTTAGAATAAGTTAGGAGATTAAATGGCGTTTGTAATAAACGATAGGGTAAAGGAAACAA